AGGAGCTGATCAAGGTACAGTAACAGCAGTAACTAAAAGAGTAAATGGTGGCACAATTGGATTACCAGATCGTATTAAACATTTCAACGAATATTATAATTTATTAAAATAATGAGTGAATTTCAATTAAAAGAAGGACAAGGGTATATTTACATTGGTGAATATTTTCATAAATTTGGAGGTGTAGTACCTACAGAAAAGAAAATAGGTAAAATTGATGATTTATTAAAAATCCCTCAAATCGATGATTACGCATTCAGTTTAGATTTTCATACCCCAGATATTTATCTTGTTGATGATGTAGATACTCTTTACACAGCTATCACAGTATTATTAAGTCATGATGTGATTAAAGAAGATTGGTTTGCTGATAGTGATGGGGATTTAAAGGAAAGAGTAGCTAACTTTATGAAAGCTTTAGGTTACGGAGAGATTGCTGATGTAGATGGGGATGGTATTCCTGATCATTTAGACGACGTTATAGGTTAAAATCGACACCCTCCGTGAACGACACGAGGTCGTTTAATATAGGCGCTATATAAAAGTTTATGGCGCCTATATGTATCGATGTATGGATATTAATAAAATATTTAACTTGTTTAATGGAGATGAACCCGAGTCATTAAGGGAGAAAGCTCAACAGGTTGATGCTTTATTAGATTATAAAAACCATCCTTTATTTTGGGTAGGAATGTTTAAAAAACTTATCCAGAATCATCAAGTATTTAATGACCAATTACTTAAATTTTTTGATAACTTAGATGAGGGATTAAATATGGTTGATGTTGATAAAGCAGGTGAATATGTAGTATTTAATAGAGCTTGGGAATATATTAAAAAAGTAGATCCAGATAACTTGGTTACCCAAGAGGCCTTATATAGATTCGCCGATATACATCTTAAATTAGCGTTAGAGCTATCTATAAATTATTTCCAAGAACACGAGGAATATGAAAAGTGTTCACATCTCAAAAAGAATTTAGAATTTGTAAAACTTCTCTTAACTTAAACTTGGAGGATCTTACTTCCAATATTATATTCCAATCACGGGAAAAGAAAAAAAGTGAATAAAATATGAAAAACAGAGAAATAATAATGAGACGGTTGGAGAGAGTAGAGGGGGAAATAGAAAAGATCTATTTCTTTTTAAACCGAGGTGGTTCAAGAGAACAAGTTGAGGAAGTATTAATTACAATGCGGGAATCTATTAGTGATGCTAAAGCATTTATTCAACAAGAACCATTAGGTCCGGGAGAAGTTAATCAATATTAATTATGAATTTAACAGCAGAACAAATCCAACAAAATTGGTTGAGGATGATGGGCTTTATTGAAGACCACATTTCATCACCCCGTAAAGAAAAACTAATTGAATTTTATGAAAAATTTAGTGAGCGTTTAATGTTGATGCCGGCCGCTCATAAAAAAGAATATCACAATGCTTTTCCGGGTGGTTATGTAGAACATGTTAATCGTGTTATTACTTGTGCTCTTCACCTCCATGAATTGTGGGCTACTATGGGTGCTGATACTACTACTTATACAAAAGAAGAATTAGTATTTTCGGCTTTAAATCATGATTTGGGTAAAATGGGTTCTGAAGAAGAAGAATCATATATCCCCCAAACTGATAACTGGAGGAGAGAAAAATTAGGTGAGGATTATATGTTTAATACTAAAGTTCCCTTTGCTTCTGTTCCTGATAGAGGATTATTTTTACTCCAATCTAATGGCATCCAATATACTTTTAATGAAATGATTACCATTCAGACACACGATGGTTTATATGATGAGGCAAATAAGAAATATCTAATGACTTATCTCCCAGAACAAAAACCACGTACATCATTACCTTTTATTGTACATCAAGCGGATTTAATGGCTGCTAGAATTGAGTTTGAAAGAGAATGGTTACCAAAACTCCAGGGTAACGTGGAGACCAAAAAGAAACCATTTACATTGGACAATAAGAAATCAGCCCCAACAACTTCAGCTACTAAATCTAAAGCATTAGGTAGTGTAAAAAGTGAGGGACTTAAAAACCTATTAGACAATTTATGATATTAACAATTGTATTACTTTCAATATTGGTCGTGATTCTTGGATTCACGACCTTTAATCTTCTTAAGAAAAATGAAAAACAAGAAGATATTCTCTCAGGTTATATGACCTATTTAAACAAAATCTCAGACACTATTGAAATGGCAGAAAAGAAAATGATTGAGGTAGATACTAAAGGTAGTTTTAAATCTGATGATGAAGTAGGATTCTTTTTTGAACAAATCAAAACAATTCAAGCTGCTTTAAACGCTTTTGTTATTAAAAATATTACTAAATAATGGAAGAGGTAGTAGTAAAAAAGAAAAAAGGGGTACAATACTTTACTCAAGATACTGAGGATGCTATTGTATTATATAATAACACTACTGATTTTGATTTAAAAAGTAGAATATATCATGATAGAATTCATTACGCCTTTTTTAAACTTACCGAAAACATTATTCATACGTTTAAATTCTATTACACTGAAGTAGATAATATTGAGGATTTACAACATGAAGTAATTACTTTTCTATTATCCAAAATCCACCTATTTAATCCAGAAAAAGGAGCTAAAGCATATTCATATTTTGGAACTATTGCTAAACGTTATTTAATTTTATCAAATCAAAAGAATTATAAAAAACGTATTGATACGGTTGCTTTAGATACAATTGAGGAAGATGAAGAACATTCATATAGTATAGATGATACTTCGCACGATGAACGTCTATCAATGTTTATAGACATTTACACTGAATATTGTACCCGAAATATTTATAATTTATTTCCTAAAGAATATGACGCTCAAATTGCGGATGCTATTTTAGAATTATTCCGTAAAAGAGAACATTTAGATATTTTTAATAAAAAAGCACTTTACATTTATATCCGTGAAATTGTAGACGTTAAAACTCCTAAAATTACCAAGATAGCAAATCAACTCTACGACATATTTAAAGAAGGTTATGTATTTTATTTAGAACATGGATATACAAATTTTTAGTTTTCATATTTATAAAAAACTAAATGTATATTTATGTCACAATTTGATAACATAATTTTTAAAAACAAAAAATTCTCTGATGTTTTAGAGGAAATCTATAACAATCAAAAGAAAAAAGATCAACAAGTTACTGCTTTAATTTCCGAATTAAAACCACTTATTTCTGATATTGGGGATGCTACTTTGGTAGTTCCCCTAATTAAAGAATATATGGAAATTAGTGTTAAAAATGATGACATCTTGATTAAGATGGCTGCTTTAGCTCAACGTGCTATGGCTACTGTTTCAGCTGAAGGAGCTTTAACTATTTCCGATGAGGAAAAAGAGCAGTTATTATCTGCTATGAACGAGTTAAAAGGAGGTAAATAATGGCTTACGGGTTTGGTGCTTTAAATAAAAATCTTAATACAAAAAATAATTTTAGTGTTAACAATGCCCTTAAACAAGATAATATTCTTAGCACTGGAAGGGTACTTAATGTTATTTTAGATGGAGATGACCCAAATGCGATTGGTGATATTGAATTTATTGACTATAAATCAACACCTGGAGATGTTTCTACAGCATCTACTGCTAATAATAAACTAACAGCCAAACCCTTATTTCCTAATATAAAAAATTATCCGTTAGTAAATGAATTAGTAGTAATTCTAAGACAACCAGATATTGGAATTAAAGCAACAACCGCAAGTAAATCTATTTATTATTTAAATATTTTAAGTCTTTGGAATCATCCACATCATAATGCTCTTCCATATGCTGAAGGAAATTTAAGTCCAACCCAACAAAAAAGTTATTTACAAACTACATTAGGAAGTCCTAGAGTAGTAACAGATCAACCAACTGAAATATATTTCGGAGAAACTTTTAAAGAAAGAGATACTATTAATCCTTTATTACCTTTTGAAGGTGATGTAATTTATGAAGGTAGATGGGGAAATAGTATTAGATTTGGTTCTACAGTTAAAAATAGACCAAATGACTGGTCATCAACAGGTACTGATGGTGATCCTATAATGATAATAAGAAATGGTCAAGGTATTAATCCTGGAAATGGATGGCAACATATTACTGAAGATGTTAATAAAGATTTAGGTTCTATTTATTTTGGTTCTACTCAAAAAATTCCATTAAATGCTTCTAGTACATCTTATGTTAGTTATAGGACATCACCCCCAACCTTACCTTCTCAATATTCATCAAATCAACTTATAATTTCATCTGGACGTTTAGTATTTAATTCTTCTGTAGATCATATATTATTAAGTTCCGCAAAATCTATAAATTTAAATGGGGTTGAAAGTGTTAATATTGATTCACCTACTACTGTAATTCAATCTACAAACACATATATTGGTTCTAAAAACGCAACCGAACCTTTATTATTAGGTAATCAAACCATTAATTTATTAGACCAATTAATATCCAACTTATCAGGATTTATGACTGTCTGTTCAACAGCAGTATCAACCCCTCCAGGAACTCCTTTAGTTCAATTAAATTTAGCAGCAACACAAGTAAACGCTTCATTACAAGCATTACAAGCAAATTTAGAAACTTTAAAATCTAAATATAATTATACTGTATAATGGCTTCACCTTTAGATATAGAAAAACAACGATTACAAGAAGCTGCTTCTACTGAGGCAAAATCTAAATCAGCTAGTGAAAAAAAAGTTGATGCTACAGCTATTGAACAAGCAACACCTGATAACCTTAAAGCTAAAGGAGCTGCTAAATTACCCCAATTAATATATGTTTTAGGAAGTCAAGTAAATACAATTATTCAACCATCAGTTAATAAATTAATTATTGATTATGTTTCTAAATATCAAACTAGTGGAGTATGTCTTACACCAATTGAATTAAATGTATTAAGACAACAAAGAGATTTAATAGTTAATCAATTAAACAATATAGGAAATAAAATTGAAATTTTAGGTACATCAATAACAGGATTATCTTTCTTTTTAAACACAGCTTTAACATTAATTAACACAACAGATATAACATCAGTAGTAGCATCTGCTGCTCTAAAACTTCCCCCAGCAAATGCTTTACCTACTCCAAGTATTGTAACAACTTTGTTAAATGATGCTCAAACCTTAATTAGAAAAATAACTTTTGATCAATACGGTAATTCTAAATTATCTAAATCCCAATCAGTATTAGCAGGTTCAGCATTAGTTTTATCTATTGTTGGTGATTATATATTAACCGCTACTGAATCTTTAAAGTCAATAGATTCTGTTTTACAAACTTGTGACCCAAATAATACATTACCTCCAATAGCAAAATCTGTTCAATCTATAGCTGATGCTCAACTACAAGCACAACAAACAATTAACCAAACTACATACAACGGATTTATTATTGAAATAGAAGAAGTTCCATATACACCCACAGTCAATCGCAGACGGGCTATTGGTAAAAACCAACAAGGTATTAATTTAATTCAAACAGAATTATCGTTTACAACTGATAATTTAACCTTAATTAATG